GTGATCCATTCCGCAGCACACGGAAAGTCTTTGCAGAGGGGGCGCGAGTTGTTGAAACGCCTCTAGAGCGGCCGACTTCGAAGGCTGTGGAGGAGGGTTTGGCTACTATTGGGCTGTCTTTTTTTCGGAAGCAGCGGCGGCGGATGTTCCGGCGACTGAACTTTTGTGCTGTTCCTGGATATGCCCCGGTGTGTATGGATTCTAATGATCCTGATACTGTGGGATGTGCCTTCAAGAAGCGTCTCTTCCGAGACCTGCCCCCTGCGAGGGCTGGGTTTTATGAAGAGTTTCGGACCTTCGTGCGTCAATTTTTATCCGACCACGTCTCACATGTCCAGCCGGTTGAATTTGAGGAATGGTTGAAGGGCACTTCGTACAATGAAGCGCGGAAGGGCGAATTGCGTCTTGCGTTCGCTGATCTCCGTGGTGGGCCGCCAACGGCCCGCCAACGTTCTCACATCGACACTTTCGTCAAAACGGAGTTTTATCCTGGGTGGAAGCACGCCCGGATGATCAATTCACGTTGTGACGCCTTTAAAGTGTGGTCTGGTCCACGTTTCAAGGCCATTGAGGAGGCTGTTTATGGCCTCCACTATTTCATTAAGCACACACCGGTTCCCAAGAGACCGGAAGCGATTGCGGCGTTAAAGAAGGCTGGTCGGCGCTATTTCCAGTCAGATTTCACCGCTTTTGAAAGCCACTTCACCCCACAGTTGTTGGATTGTTGTGAATGTGAGTTGTATCGCTGGTGTCTTCATGACGATGCAGAGTGTGAACTCCTCTGCGCCGCACTCCAGGGTGAAAACAGGATGCGCACGCGCACTGGTTGTGCTGCTTCCATTCAAGGTCGCAGGATGTCTGGTGACATGTGCACTTCCCTGGGTAACGGCTTCACCAACTTGATGCTTGCCATGTTTGTGGCTTCCAAGAAAGGGGGTGAAATCGATGGATTTGTCGAAGGTGATGATGGTCTATTTGCCGCTGACTTTGAACTCACGACTGAGGACTACGCCGGTTGTGGATTCACCATCAAGATTGATGAGGTGTCTGATCCTTGCAGAGCATCGTTCTGTGGCATGATCTTTGCCGATTCCGGTGAGATCATTAAGGATCCTTATAAGTTCATGCAAGGTTTTGGTTGGACCAGCTCTTTCATCAGTGCTGGCAGGAAGATCATGGATGAACTTCTGCGTGCAAAGGCGCTTTCTTCGGTCTATGAGACCCCCCAGTGTCCGATCATTGGGGCTTTCGCACGCTATGCTTTGATGATG